TTTTACTCATCTGCAATCCTCACCACAGTTTTACCAATATTCTCGCCTTCATAAAAAGAAACAATTTCTAATGTTTTACCGTTGTCTAATTTCTTTTTAGCTCCAGGACCTATTACACGCAACATACGAATATCGAAAAAATACTTTTTCGGTACAGGCGAGTCACTGTTTTCAAAGATGATTGCATCACCCTCTATTTCACCGCTTAAGAACTTTTTAGTGTTTTTGTTTGTACCTGCTGGTACTGTCTCTAATATTACTTCTTCTTTTTTACTCATCTCTTCTTTCCTTTATCATTTAATTTAAAATTTTCAAACTCTACATCTACAACCCAACCAGATGAACGTGAGTATGTATGCCTTGCTGTTTCAATGCTATATTCTCCGTCATCTTCATGGTTATATGTATCGTAAAGTCTTAGCCGTGTGCCAGCGTATAACTCTTGACCTATGGTTTCAAGATTACCGCTTACTGTACCTCTTTGAGCTTGAGCTAATTTGGACTTACCTTTTGCCAAAGCCTCTGCTTCACTTTTTGCCTCACATTTCACTTTAAGCTGTGGCTGGTCACCGCTTGTGGTTTGAGGTATCCACATAGCTAATTTTTTATCGTAATACTCTACTTTACAGCTTTTATATACTTTTTTAGTGCTTGTTTTTACTGTTATACTCATGCACTTTTCGGCATTGACTGCATATACAGGATGACTCTCATCTTCTTTGTTTACGAAAAAAGCAATATCGTTTTTTATAGTAAAAAGAACATCATAATCTTTGGCTATGCGATCTAAAAACTGTATATCTGTTTCGTCTGTTTGATATAAGCTTATTATGTCTATATCTTCTGTTTTAAATTTGGCTTCATGCCCTAATCTTCCAGCTACTAAAGAAACAATGCTTGAGAGTTTTGTATTTTGATAGTGCTGTGATTTTTTATCTTTTTGCTTTTGGTTAAATTCTACTCCAGTAGCTGTAAATGATAAAGCTTTATTACTACCTCTCGTGATGCTTTGTACATGAAATAATCCACAATTCATATACTGACCCAAATCATTAAATAACTCAAACTTAATCACAGATGAGGGATTAGGCTTGGGTACATTTGGCATAAGTGAGATACTTAGCTGGTCACTTTTAAAACCTGCTTTATCTGTAAAAGAAGCTTGAAGTATTTGGTCTTCAAAATACTGTTTTCCGTCTATCGTTAGCATACACCAGCTTTTTATTTGTAGTATTTGACTCATAGCTCTAGCCAACCCTTGTACTCTTCATTTTCTTTTTTCTTATTTTCATACTCAATCATATCTTCTACTCGAGGTAAGACTATAGATACACCTGCTTTTAGACTCATGGATTTAGAGCATAAATTCATATTGTGTGCTAAAACTGTGGCTAACATATCATGAGAGCCATACTCTTCTAAAACTATCAGATCTATGCGGTCACCGTCCACTGTTTTATAATATGTCACCGTAAATCCTCTCTAACACTATATTGTAACTCTCTACTCTATGGTCACCTATGAGACCAAACTTTTGTTTAGTAGGAGAGTAAGTTTTCATCACCACATCATAATCAAATGTAAGGGTAGAAAACACCAAAGGTTTACGCTCCATGAGCATATATTTAAGAGGGTTTAACCCATCTATAGGCTTAGCTACTAATACACCGTTTAATGTGATAATATGCTCAAACCCACCGCTATCACCTAAAAGCTTTTGACCTTTGATAGGCTTATAAGAAGAAAACTCTGCAGTCATATTTTCTGTTATTTGCTTAAAGTCATTTTGGTTCATAAAAAAAGCAAAATCATCTAATTTACCCATGACTGCACCACCAGCACCTGAAAAGATAGAGTTAGCTAAAAAGCCAAATGCTCCTATGTTGAAGTCAGGTATTTTTACAGCCACTATACAGCCACCGCTCTGTTTACCCAGCCTTTGTAAAATCTTCTATACTGTTTTCTATTTTTGTGAGCAAAAGCCAAATACTTATAAAAGGCTATTTCAGCTAAATCAAATTGTATATCAAAGCGTTTTTCATCGTAGCTATTGAGAGCTTTTATAGTCTTAGTGCCTATCCAGCCATCTACTTTGACCCCTACTATTTTTTGAGCTTTTTTGATGGACTTTTTAGGGTTTGTATTTACTGCAAATACAAAAATCTCATCAGCTATCTTTTGTGAGTCGATAAAATCTAACTTTAGTTCATCCCAGTACTCAGTTTCATAAAAAGCATATACTTTTTTTGTAAGTGTATTGTCTTTGAATAACTCACGAGATGCACTTTTTAACGTATACCTATGCTTTATGATAGTTCTATAGACCTCACGCCATCCGTTCCATTTTGGGTGAGCAGTTTGGTAAATACCAAAATAGGTATAACCACGTTCACCTTTATTGTGATGTAAAACATCAGAGGGATAACGGTACTCAAGGACTTTCAACTCATCCATACTCTTCTGAAAACGTGCCATCATTTCTCCCTTGCGTAGATACCTCTACGTTCTAAATTTGCTGAGCGTGAAGCTTCTAAAAGAAAAGCTTTACGTTTTGGGTGCATCAGGTTGGTTGGGTATTGCACCGCTAGGCCATATCGGATGAGTAAATAGTTTATATTTTTGATATAGACTAATGGTCTGCCATACTGGTCATCTTTATAATAATGATATTTGACCTGTTTATATAAAATTTTCTTTGTCACAAATTCTTTAGCTTTGTAACCCCAAAAAAGCACCTCTCTTACTGAATGTTTTTCAAACGGATGTATATCTTTTAAAGTTTGCAACTGTTTAAAAACTCTATGTTTTGTAAAGTCGTTCATCTTCGTTTCAAATGTATCAAGCCCAACTAAACGGACTTTAAAAGCTTTAGCTGTGCCTTTTTTAAGCCAAAGTGTATCACCATCACTCACACTGACTACTTTTGCTGTATCCCATGCCATAAGGCTCATTGTTACTGTTAGAAATAAAATTATCTTTTTCATACTACATCCTTTAAATTTACATCATCGTCTTGATGCTGTATTCTTCTTTGTGATTTGATTATCATTCTGTCTATATCTGCTTCGTCCATATCTTTAGCTATATGAAATGTGTTTTGTATCGTTTGATAGGTGACATTCCCTCCAGTAGACTGAACCGTCCCCATATTTGCTAAATGGCTTGAAGTTGCAGCACTAGGACTTTCAACTATTGCAGTAGGTACAGGTGTAGGTAAAACTGCTTCAGGGGCTAGACTTAACGCCTTTAGCCTAGAAGCCATAGTATCTTTAGGGTTCATGCCTTTTTTGTGTAGAGGTGCTTTTGTAGGGTTATAAAATGAATTATTTACGGGGTTTACTTGAAGTGACTTACCTATACCTTTTTGTTTCTGACGTTCTTTTAACGATTTTGCATTTTCAGCCATATGATTAAGCCCTGCCATTACAACACCTGTGGCTAAGGTAGCACCTATAATAATAGGATTACGCTTAGCAAAAGAGAACAGTGTACTTAATACTGATTTGAATTTGCCCAATAACATTTTACTTTTAGTAATCTCTATACCCTGCTTTATTGGTAATTTAGATGATAGTCTCAATGCAGACAATACACCTTTTATTTTCCAAAGTCCTTTTAAAATACCTATAAAAGGACTAGCAACCCAGCTAATACCTTTCAGTGCTACAGCTACGCCCACAACTTTAAGACCTATGCCACCTATGCTCTTGATTAGCTTTTCATTGGCGTTATAAAATTCTGTAATTTTTGTTATGCCATTAGAAAGAAGATTTAAAAAACTGACATATTGGTGTTTCATTTTGTCACCTAATACAATGGTCCCACCCTCTATTCTATTTTTTGCCATTGTTTCTTTTGCACCAGTGGTATTCATTTTTACCCTATATTCATTATCTACAGCGGACATAAATTTATTACCACTTACTAATTTAAGTGATTTATCCAAGTTCTTTAAATCGCCTGACATCTTAGAAATAACATTAGCACCCTGCGATCCAAAGGTTTTCATTATCTGCTGTTTGGTCATAGTTTTATTAATATCTATGATGATATTTTTTAACTCCCCAGCCCCTTTTTTCTGCAAACGTGAGAAATAATGATATTTAGAGTTCGTCTTCTTAAACCTATTATTCAATATTTTAAATGATGTCGCGGCGAGTTCTGGTGATACCTCTAAAGTGTTCATGTAGTTTGAAAGTCCAGCAGAATTTTCAGGAGAGAATTTTAATTCTTTAAAAATCCCAGCCAAGCGTCCTGTGGTATTTATTAAATCCTTTGCTGAATTTGCACCATTATTTTCAAGATGTGTAAAAGCGTTAGTCATGATTTTAATCTTGGAAATAGGCAAATTCATACGTTCAGCCATTTTAGCAAACTGCCTACCTGACTCTTCGGTGCTTAAATCCATAGCTACTGACGCTTTAGCTATATCTGTAGTAAACATAGGTAAATCCTTAATAGCAACACCTGACCGACCACCACCTGCTTGAATTTGTGCTATTTGTGAAGCTGTTAAAAGAGAACCTTTTTTTACCTGATTTAGAATATTTTGTTTTAATTTTTTGGTTTGTGCCTCTGTAGCATCTGTAGCCTTCGTTACGTCTGCTATACTCGTTTCAAAATCTATAGCTTTGCGTATAGGGTTTAAAGATGTTACAGCACCTATAGCAGAACCAACCGCTACAGCACCTACTACTTTGGCTCTACCTTTTAATCTTGATTTTGTTTTTTGATACATATTTTGTTTTAATATGTTTTGTGTGTGTTTTTGTGAATAAAAAGCTGTTTGTTTTTGACTTCTTTCTATTGCTTTATGTGTGCGTAAATTTGTTTTTAATGCTTGGTTTGCATTGTTAATTCCCATCATTTCGAGAGGAGTTCTACTTATCTTTGCAACTCTTGATTGTGTTTTTTGAAGTGTCTTATCTAAACTTTTTAAATTTCTATTCAATACAGAAAATTTTGTACTTTTGAAAAGATTTATAGTTTCTAATCTTACTGCTGTCTTATGTAATTTATTAACAGATACTTGAAGAAAGTTAGCACCTTTTATAGCACTATTCATTACCATGTTTATACTAAGTGATTGGTTTCTAGCAGTTGCCATAAATTTCCTTTCTATTAATCTCTATACAACCCACCTCAATGGACTCTATAAAGATGTAGAGCCGAAGCTCTACAAGTGACTGCTAAAGTCCTTCAAACCCTGAAGTAGAGTTAAGAGCTTCCAGCAATGATGGAGATGTGTTAATAACAATATGTCTACCAGCTGGAGCGTCTACAGTGGTAAACGTCCGTGGCAAGAACTGACCCGGATTATCAGGGTCTTCTACTAATTTGTTTGGTACGCTGTAAGTTCTAGCTTGATGTTTTCTCACCTCAATAGTTCCAAGACCTTGGATTTTAATACCTTGACCTGCAATAAGACCAGCGATAGATAAATCACTTGCAGTATCCAGTACTTTATCAAGTAGAGTTTTTGTAATAGTTACACCATCTTCTGTTAGTTTTGCATGGATAAACGCTCTAGCTTCTGCTTCGTTGATTGTATTTTCTTTTGTCATGTTTTGCTCCTTATGACTATGTAATGTATGTTTTACAGCCGTGCCAACCTATCAGACTATCTGTTAGGAATAAATGTTAAAACCTTGCGTTCATCTGCATAAGTTCAAGCTTTTGTTTATGTCTCTTCATCGCTACTTTGTGCATAAGCAACCATTCATTATTGGATATACTCATCTGCTTATCTATGGGTATGCCTGTAGCTTCATACACTTGTGACCGTGCTTCCATAAGTAGCTCCCCATCACTAGGAAGCATTACTAAAAATTTTCAATAACTTCACTAATAGAATTAGTATCCCTGTCCACTAAGAGAAGAGCTTCATCATAATCTATACCAGCACTTGCTGCAATTTGAAGATACGTAAGATGTTCCCCTTTATCTACCCTTTTAAATATGGCTACATTATCAAAACCATTTAACTCATTGATACGTAAAACAGTTACTTTTTTAGTCGTATTTCCTGCCTTAACTTCATTTGTTTCCCCAAATGGATAGAGTCTTGATAGCTCAATCTTCTTCTCACCCATTTCTACTTTAGTTGTTGTCATTTATAAACCTTTTATACGTTTTGTGCGAAATCAGCAAGTAGATTAATTCCATTGCCACCTAATATTAATACAAGAGCCTCACGATTGTACTGCACCGTTTGCTGACCGTTGATGGTCTCTTCAAAAGTATTAACACGACCCTCAAGAGAACGTTTCACACTATCGCCCTCTTTAAGCTCTGTACCTACTTTGTGAAGCTGACAGCTCACCGTTGCAATGTAAGGCACATCTTTACCATTTTCACGAATGTTACCCTTAATAATGAACGTATCACCGTTTTGCATAGCAGAGATATACTGAGGTGCTAGGTCTACCACATCTAAAGATATTTTAGGTGTTTTAACCAGCCCTGTACTCTCATCATTTACTACCTCAAACTCCCAATCAGGAAGTTTTACATCTTCTGTCTTACCGAAGGTGCTTTTACCCCCTAGTAAGATAGAAAGACCGCTTAATACCGAGCCACTAGCTCCTAAACTTTGTTTTGTCATTTGATTATCCTTTTATCTCTTCGATTTGATTTTCTGCTATAAGGTCAGCGTAATAATCATCAGTAGCGTATGGTTGAATAACGATACTTCTAATACCTACGTTATTACCAGCGTCATAACTCATATAGATAGTCCCAGCTGAAATCTCACTAGGCGTATTTCTTTCATCCCACCAGACTTTAGCACCTATGGCACATCCAGCATTTATGGCTTTACCTAAGAACACATCCACATCTGCTTTTGCAAAGTGGAAAACTTCTTTTACCGTTCTATGTTTATGACGCTTAAGTGTTTGTTGTATATTTTCATTTAGACCATCAAAGAACCTCAATGTCTCAAGCTTGTTAAATCTTGCATCAGAGCTTGGACTTTCAAAATTATAAAGTTTCCAACCATCGTCATTTAAAAGCACAGTACCACCAGCATCTGCTATGACATTGACACTACAGCCCTGCTCACCCTCTTCATAAGAAAGATTAACAGTTACACCTGCTACATCATAGATGGGACGATTTGCATGGTCAAATGCAAAACCAAACTCACCTAAATTAGCATCCCAATACGCTATATGACCAGCTACTACTGCTGAGTTTGGCTTAGCTATAGTTGCATCTTGATAGACTGAGTACGCTCTTCTGTAAAAAGGAAACGCTAACTGTCTCATGCCACCAAGTGATGTTAATTTTGTTAATGCTTCACTTTGTGCAGCACAATTCAAATCAAACACACTCACTGTTTTAGTACCACTGTTAAACGACTCTAAAGCACTTTGGATCGCAGGGTCATGAGAATACCAAGGTGCTATGGCTATACGTACTTTTGAATTTACACCCCAAATACTACGAGCTAATTCAAGGTTTTTTACAGCTAAAACCACCTTAGACTTAAGAGCGTCTACTTCATAAAATAAAGTAGGGTCTTTTTCTATATTGGTTGCGGTTGTACCCACAAAAGAGATAACTATAGGACTCTGTACATTTTGCTGCACTATGTCCCATAAATCTTCTTTTATCATCCCTGCTTTATCTTTAAAAACTTCTAGTGCTTCTTTGGCACTAGGAAATCTCAAAAGTCCGTCTTGCATTGTTATCTGTGTTTTGATGTCATCACTAAATGATGTAGTAACTCCAATCCCCACCAAACCTATGACAGTCAAAGACTTTATGACCGTAGGCATGGCACTAGCATTTTTTGTATCTAAAACTTTAATACCGTTCATTTTAATTACCTCCTGTAATTAGTAATTTTCTAGCTATCATGTCATAACCTAAACCTTGACCTGCTACACCTCTAAGTAAGACGTTTCCATCCTGTACAACTTCAAAATCACATACAAAAGGAGTGATATGAAAAATATTATCTTCTATCTCTCCTAAGTAGTGATTTTCCGGATCGTTATACCAAGCCATCATTTCATCATGATCTAAAATTGCATTCGATTTTTTATTACCCATATTTTTCCTTTTTTCTTTATTCCAAAAGTGCCACCCAAAAGTACGTACAGCAAACCACATCATCCCAGCCAATAAAAAAGGGGAATGTTTAGAGAGGCATTTATAAAAACGTCTATCTGCTACTACTCTTCTTATATGTTGTTTTTTATAGTTAAAATCGTGAAGCTTGCAGCATGGCGTTAGTATCCATTTCCAAACTTTGTCAAAAAAGCAGGTACAGTGACCACGATTACAAAACTTCATTAGTTACTCGTATTACTTTCATTATTATTGACAACGCTAACGTACTTTCCCTGCACACACGCACCTCTATACAACCGTCTATATCCACCATCTAAATAACTCAAATCAAACACATGGGTTATCTGATTGTTACTCTCATTTGACTGTATATACATATCTCCATCAAGTAAGTAGGCACTGCCATCAGCCGTTAAGCTTACAATCGGTGTTTCAAAGTCCACCGTTTCGCCATCTACTGAATACTCATAAGTAAAACTATCTCTCTTAATGTTGTCGTTATAATCTACTTTTGCTCTAAGTTTTACCTCACCACCGAGTTCTGATATACCACGGCAGTCTATTGCTCCAATGAGTGAAAACTCTTTGACTGTTTCATCTTTTTTACTATCTCCACTACTACCACACGCAGTAAATGCAAACATAGCCATGACAGCCACTAATCCCATTAATATTTTTTTCATATCTCTATCCTTTTATTGTGAAATTTTTAAGTATCTCTTGTACTTGTAAGCCTGTTAATTCAAGCACATCAGGAGGTGTAAGTTCTGAACCATCCTCAGATTTCCCCAGCCTGTCAACCATCTGTAGCAGAGTATCTACATCTTCAAATTGACCAACCATTGTCAAGGCTATCATTCTATTTTCAACACTATCAATAAAGCTATAGAACATATTTAAAGCCATACCCCACTGCTTACTAACAGCCACCACATTAGATACATAGTCATCTATCGTTTTATGCTCGGAAAGAGCAAGTAGAGATAAGGATTTAACAACAACACTTTTACTCTCAGCATCAGCATCATCTGATAGATAAATTTCTATCATCTCTAGGCGATTTCTGTATCTTTCTTTTTTTGATGAAGAGATAGACTTGCCTGAAATAATAATTTCTGCATCAGTTTGTTTTTTACTTGCAATATCTTTTATCTTCTTAATATATATTTCTTTGTTTTCAATATCTGTTAAAACCTTTTCGCTTACCTTTCCATCTTCAAAAATCTTTCCAACAAGTTCTACACTATTGTTACTCTTATAGAAAGGGTAAAGAGTAATTACATCTACATCATGGCTATGTTCTGACACGATATGATTATTGTCTAACTCTAAATAAACGACTTTACTTTCAATTTGTGATATTTCATTGTTTAATACAGTTATTTCATTTTCAATTTCTTCAGTCTTATATTCTGCATCCCATTGTTCTAACTGGTTTGTTTTGATAATCAACAATTCTTTTAATTCTTTTAATTTATTCAACATATAAAATCCTTTATTTAATCCATACAGCCATGTAGCTTGATTTTTTAATATAGCTTGCGGTGGTAACCCTTACTCTAGTTGACTCGTAGTAGTAGTACATATTGACATTAAGATTACCAGCGTAATCATAGTTTTCAAATCTATAAATAGGTACTGCGGTAAACCCCTTAAGATGTGCCATTGTGTACCCCGATGGAGGATATACATAAAATGTCCTAACGTTCCCAACTATTCCCCTAGTTGATGTAACGTCCTTAATCCCTAACTTAGCTCTTACCTGTGCTATAGTAGAAGTTCTAATACAATTATCACTCTCTGTATCTACTAACGTAGCAAATAAATTACAATTTGCATTTCGTGTGTCATACTGCATTCTAAAAAGTCTTGCGTGTATATCTCCGAGACTATCTCTTTTGGCTATTTTATTTGCTGCAGGATTTGTGACTGACCCTACTAATACATCTGAAGCAAGAACGTATGGATGTTCATGTTCTACCTCACTTTTTATCTGTGCTAAAGTTTTACCCTCAAGCTTTGTAGCGTCTATGTCCGATTTGACCTCTGCTAAAGTTTTGCCCTCAAGCTTTGTAGCGTCTACTTGTTTATTGTCCAAATCGTGCATATCGCTATCTATCTCTTCTAAAGCTTGTTTTATAAGTGGATAATCCACGGATAATGAAACACCTTTAGGAAGAGGATATTTTTTGTTTACTGTTTCCATTAACTTATAATTCCTCTCATATTTTTAACTTCAGGACGATTTACATCAGTTGATGTTATTTCTATTTTAAATCGTGTTTTTAAGATGTCTAAACTATCTGCTTTAAAGCACATTTCCACAAAACCATCACCAATAAAACGATTTTTCGATGTGTCTCTAACCAAAGGTACAAACGTACCATCTACTTCGGAAAATAGGCTCACAGCCTCTGATTGCTCTTTAATGTCTACGTAAACATCTACCTTAGTACCTGTTACTTCAAATTCTCTACTTATGTATGTAGATTTTTCAGATACTCTACCTACAGCTAAAGTAATATCTTTATCAATAATAGGTGTAAAATCACGGCTAGATGTGCTAAGCAATGCACTTAAAATAATTTCACCTGTATAGCTTTCAAATGAAGTTAAAGAGAATTCATTTAAATTAATTTTATGATTACCTCTATCTGTCAGCGTAGCGGTATATCTAACAGACGTTCCTACATATAATTTAGATGTAGCCATAAGATATAAATCTGTGATATTTTCAACATTTACACGCCCAATCTCTTTAGTGAATGTTTCATAAAAATATGGTTTTTCAACTACTAGGGATAAATCTTCTTTTTGATAAGCCGTCCATGTTGAACCGTTGCTTGAACTCAACAAAACTCCAGCGTAAGGTTGTTTTTGTACCCATTTCTTAGCCTGTACATCAAACGCTCCCAGCTTTGCAGTAGCCACACGACCAACTGCATCACCACTTTCCACTATGAGTGCATACTCTTGATGAGCTTCGAGTAGTACAGGTGAGTCACACTTAAATGTATGCCACCCACTTTCTAAACTATCAGCATCATAGGTTTGTGTAAAGATAGTTTGTTTCATATCAGGCTCACCAACCGTTGTTTTACATATAATTAATTTTATATAGGTGATAGGTAATGTCTCGATATAGAGGTTAAACTCATGAGTAAATGTATCTTTATCAAAGAGTATCGTTTGCGCCAATGGATCACGCCAAAAAAGAAGCACTCTTTTACTTTGTGGGACGGTAACCCATACATCTTCAACCACTATACCGCTTGTACGACCTTTTAATCTCACAAGGTTATGACCACTTACAACCCCTGCAGGTGTTGTAACTGTAGTATCTACTCTATACTTATCATCAGAAATAAGTATCGTTTGAGCTTGACCAGCTTTTTTACCATCCACATAGATATCTACTATTTCATTTGTAAATGTTTCTGCTCTGATAGAAAGAGGGATGCGCGGCACAACACTTGCCTTAGTAGAGTCTCCAGTACCAAGCACTCTTGACCTGGACCATACTATTGTAGATGTATTCACACCTGTAAAATGACCTGTATTATAATAAGTGTTATTGGCTACCCATCTATATGTAGCAGGTTTCAAAGTCATTCTGTTACTAGGTGCTGGTGCTTCTATAAACTCATTTATTAGCCTATTGTCAGTTCTAGCAATTTGATTTATAAGTGTACCTACCATGACATACGGCAAAGCGATATCTGCATCAAAGTTAAAAGAATAAGGTGTAAAATTTATCTCAGGGACTAAGCTTTTATTGGCTATTACAGCGTTTTGTTCTAAACCTAAATCTCTTATGTCATCATCATAAAAAGGGTCAACAAATATTTCACGTAAATTAAGTGTAGGGTCTATGCCTTTAGCATCATTTCTTAATTCAATCTTAGCAACATTATATTCTATGTCACCTACACGATTAAATAGCGTATGTAGTTCACTCATTTTCACCGTTTTATCGTAATCCAGCAGTATAATAGGATTTTGATTATGCTTAATTTCTACCTCTGCCAGTGATAAGCCTATAGTTGCTTTTGGTGCAATAGGATTAAACTCATCAGCGATACCTGTAAGTATTTCAAACTTTCCATCTCTCGTTAAAATAAGTCTATCTCTACGAGTAAGGTAATAATCATAATTTACATAAAAACTACTACCACTTGCTAAACCATTAAGTGTGATACTGTTATCTGTATGCTCTAAATTTTCCAAATGCGTTTGATACTTGTATTTCACGCTATAAGTAGAGCTGGGAGCTGGTTCATTAACCGCATTATCCCATTTTAAAAAATCACCGTTAAGAACAAAATCTGTACCAGCCACATAAGTAGTAGTACCCTGTTTTATCTCTAATATTTCAACAACTGGAGTATGAGGCAAAACATCAGTAACTCCAGTATAAGAACCATGTGTTACATTTTCAGTAATTAACGCAATGCCCACAACCCTATCTACATTTCGCAAAGGTGTATGACGTAAGATATACTCACCATCACCATTAAAAGTATGAGGTTCTGCTACTGTACTTTGCACATCTGAAGCAAATGGTACAGCTACCTTTTGGCTATATTCAAATATAAGCTCATCACCATCTACATGACCGTTACCAGCTTCTACACTCAATATATGCTCTCCAGCATCATTATCATCATGGTCAAAAGAAGTGTTAAGACCATCTACCACATAAGAACCGTTAGAGTCATAATCATATCGTGCCACTATTTTTCTAGCACCCTCAAGCTCAGGTGCTATACGTTTAGTACTTTGAAGTATGCCCTCTCTATAAGTAAATACAGCATAAAACACTTCGCCATCTTCAAGCTCATCTTCTCTGCACCAGCGACCATTTACCTGTAATCTATCACCACCCTCTTCTTTGTACCCAGCCGTTGCTATAGCAGGGTCTAAAAGAGTGACATCTTCCAAGGATGAGATTATCTTCTTACTCACTGCAGAACCTATGGTAACAACTGCTTCTAAATCTATATTTATCTCTCTTTGTGGCACGGAAATGGTATAACCATTGGCATAAATAAGTGACTTTTCAACCGTTACTACATCAAGCGATAAATTTATATTACCGCCTCTAAGTATAGAACCATCTTCAAATACTGCACTAGAAATATTTTTATAGTCATCTCTTATATATGCTTGTAACTCATTTAGTTCAGCACTTTGTATATATCTGCTAGGATAAAACTTAATCTCTTTGTAGTTTTGTGCTGGGGAAAATCTATTGTAGTAAGGTGTCATATCAGCTCCTAAAATGTCACAATCACGTTAATAACTTCACTAGAACCAGCTTCTAAACTTCTAACGGCTATATTTTCACCAAATAATTTTTTACCAACTGTTATCACGCTACCATGAGGTATAAAGTGCATATTTTGACTAACATCAGCCACCTCTGAACCTGAGACTACAATCTGCTGTCTTATTTTCATACCCTCTAGCTCAAAACCTTTAAGCTTGAAAGAGAGTAGTAACATTTTTGTAGGCTCAACACTTCTAGCATAAAGCGTCTCATTAAATTCTATATCTCCATCTTCATCTACTTTTACGTATGATTTTTCATGTTCAGCTACAAGTCCCAAAATCTGACCTTTTACCTCTCCATTAAAAAGAGGTATATTTTCATTTGTCCACTCATCGCCACCATCTGTTAAAAGCATTTTAAAACTCATGTTTTTCATTGCCTTAGCGATAATCTCATGCCCTTGTGTATCAAAAATTAACATTTTACAACTCTCCTAAATTTACTTTATTTACTGAAACGACATAGCTGTCATCCCATGAACCTATCCATTGTCCAACCCATCCACGAGCTATAAGTACACCCATATGTCTATCTATCAATATACTTTTCTTCATCGTTGGCGTATCTATAGATAATGTATGATTTATGATAGTTTCCATCTGTTTTTCTAGAGTTGGTTGGATAACCTCAAGAGTTTTAAAACTTTCTTTTTTAAAACATACTCTCACACCATTTACTAAAACACCATCTGTATCAGAGAGGATTGACTCATCATAATGGTTAAAATCTAGCTTTGTTCTAGGTGAACATTGGTTATCACTCACAGATACAAGTTTAGAACGTACATTTTTAAAATATTTTATATTTTGTAAAAAAGTTTTTACTTCATCTTGCTGGGTTACAATCATAAAATGACCACGACTCAAGCGTTCATCTTCAAACCACTCTACTAACTTGCCTTCACCTAAAAAAATATCTATAGCATCCTCTACAGCCTGAACCGTCCCTGCTATATTTCTACCTTTTTGTATATTTTTTAAATACACTCTAGCTTTAGGCTCTGTCATACTAGATATATCAACATTCAAACCAAATGCAATATGAGCTAATAAAGAAAGATGACAAACTAAAGGGTCTGTATTTAAAATGCTATAATCTTCTATAGTTTGAATATCTAATAAATCAGCAAAATTTTGAGCGTTTGAAGTTTGATTAAGTGGTAATAAGCTCATTATAAACCTCTCTTAAATTCTAAATTTATACTGTCTACAATAACCACTTCATTATCTGCACAAATAACATTTTCAAAATTAGTAACTATGTCATAAACACCATCTACACGACACTTGGATACAAGGTCAGTTCTTACAAAGTTTTCACCAATTTTAAAATCATGTATTAAGTTTTTTCGTATTTCTGTTTCTATTGATTTTGCTTTGAGTAAGTCAAATACTTGTACTTCTATATCTATGTTTATATGTTTATATGTTGCTTGGGATATAATCACATTATCGCCTAATGGCCTAACTGATTTAACATTTAATGCCTCAGCAACCCTCTCAATCATCGCACTATCTACTACACCTGTTGCGGAGGTAAGATATATGTTTACATCAAGTACATTCTCTTCAAGTACAACTACCTCTTTTATACGACTATCTGCACTTATTGCATAATATATATATGCATCTATTGCCCCAGCAGTTGAGTATGTAGCGTTAGAGAGTATGATACGCTCCCTATAGCGATTATCATCTTCTTTTGCATAGCCACCGATATAACTACTTAACTGCTCAGCCTTACCAATAAAAGATAAATCTGTGACTATATTTTCTGTAACTACATCTGTGCTTTCAACATATATTTGTAATTCAACATAACCCTCTACACTCATCTCTCCAGCGGGTATGGTCAAATCTTCTAACACAAAAGCTTCATGATTATTTTTGCTATTTAAAACTGTACCTTTAGGGATATTTTTATCTATAGTATGCAAGGCTGTAAGCGTAAATCTAAACAATGCTCTAGGCTTTTCACCCTTAGCTCTTACAATGCCTTTTTCTAAGCCCAAATGGTCTAAATCAACACCTGTAGCTGTGGTAATAAGTAGTTGCTTGATAGTCTCATTTTTATCAGCCTGATTGTGCATTTGTCTAAGAGTCAGCACTCTTAGTTTTTTCATATACTGGTCACTTTCCAGAGGGTTCCAATCACTACCTAAAACCTCTTTGGCTAATAAAATATTTTCAGCCAATAGTGTTTCAAAGTCATTAACTTCTATAATATTAGGTAATGGTAGTTTGTTTATCTCATCTATAAACTGCATTACGCTACCAGCCTACCAGATATAATGCCAACACTAAGATATACATCAAATCTAACAACACCCATAGACATTTCTACTAAATCATATTTAACATCTTGAAAGTTCAATCTAGGGTCAAAACTACAAGCGTTTTTAAAGTCTCTTCTAAAATCTATTAGAGTAGAAGAGTCTAAGTTTCTATGCTTACGTTTTACAAAATCAGTACCATAGTCAGGATTACAGATCACAGACTTTTTACGCGTAGTGAGTGCATCATAAAAAGACTCATCAGGAGTATTTGAATAACCATCCTTATCTATATATATAGTAGTTTCTAAATGTTCTATTTTAATCATGTCATACTCTTGGGAATGCAGCGTTCATGTGATTAGTCAAATCACCACGTACATCAGTAATAGTACCTGTAACTTTTAGATTGCTATCTATCGTCACCAAAGATGCTTTTATCATCACATCTTTTTCAGCTTCAACAGTTATAGAACATGGTGTTTTTAGCGTAATTTCCTCAGCTTTAGTATCATGTATATAAGTAGTACCATCTATAGCCCACCTTACTATCTTATTCTCATCTATATCATGAGGTAAAGCTACTTTTTCATAAGCTATATTCCCATCTACAAAACCATCTTCACTCTTACCGCTTTGGTTAAACACCATGCATTGGTCACCCACGCGAGGTGGTATATGCTCCTTATAGAAAGAAGATATTTTTTGTTTAAGTGGTAGCCAGTTGGTAGTGCGTCCATCTACATCGGCTTTAACTTCACAAGTCTTACCATTACCTAATGCTATATATTGTACATCAGATATAACACCTATTTGTATATCTGTTTGTGTCATTTTAGTAGCTCCGAGATAGCTCTAAGTTTTTGGGTATTTTGGTAGTTGCAGAAAATTAAATCTTTACCATATTTTGTAAGTTCTTTTGAACCTTTACAGATTTTTACATCTTTTAATAAAGTTGGGTTAGGTGGAGTAGCCGGAGTTAAAAGTTCATCAGGTATATCTACCTTTTGAACAGAAAACTCAGTTACTACTTTAGGCTTAGGAAACAAAGCACCTACAAGATTACTACTGCAACCTGTTAGCAAAGTTAATAAAATCATTAATATTATTGATTTTTTTATCATTATCAGCACCTTCCACTTTAGATTTGTAACGGCGTAAAACTTCACTCTTTTTTTTATTGTTTGCTATGAGTTTTTTAAGTGTTCTTTTACAGCTTTTTTCTGCATCAGTTGTTTTTTTAATCTCTATTTTTTGGGTCTGAACTTTAGAAGTTAAAGCTATATTGTCCATGACCTCCCAAGCATACATAGAACCCAAAATTACCAAAGCACCTGCTAGAATATAAGTGATTATCTTTGTTGGGTTTTTGATTAGCTCTAATGCTTGAGTTATCATTATTAAATAGCTCCAACTTTAGTTAATAATCGAGAAAGTTTATTATTTACTTTGTCGTAACATTCTTTTGTATTTACACGTTCTGAGAGGGTAACATCTGTTATGAGCTTTACAACTTCTTTATGATGTTCCTGTGAGGTTTTATATTGTAAATTGAAAGATTTTTGATTTTCTACCATGTCAGTTAGAGCTTCAGATATCTTTTTTTGATAATCTTTATCTTTGAGAATAACCCACAATAAAATCCCTGCAGTAACAAAAGATAAAACCAAAAATGAACCCATCACGCCCTGCTCTACTATTCCATTTGTAGCACTCTCAACTACATGACTTACCGTTTCTTCTAACAATTAAAAATCCTCTGACAAATAATAATATAGAAACATAGGGGTTAAAGCCATCAACGCTAAAAAAGATATAAACAAATCACAAGCATCACACAAATACTTTTTCAAAATAACCCTTATGTTCTTTTGGTATTTGTATTATTCAAGCTTTACTTCAAGTATGTCAAGGCACTTTTCATAATTTGGTATAATTCTTTTTAAAAGAGGGTAGTATGAACAAATTATTTTTTACCTTATTACTTGTAGCAAGTATCAATGCAGAGTCTTTTATTAGTCCAATAAATTTTAAAAACACACAAGAAAATAAAAATAAAGTCATTGCTTTCATAAAGTTTGAAGTAGCAAGGAATAACCAAGGCATGGATATAGATGAAGCAGTAGCTAGATATGACGAAGAGATGCAACTAGAAGCATTTAAAACACTAATTCATGTAGAAAATAAAGGTGTATTGAAAAGCACTATAAAAAATAATTGTGACGAGTATGGCTGTAGTTATGGAGTTATATTAATGGCATACCAAGAAAATATAAAAGCAAAAAATAAAGTTTTATCTTGGTAATTAACTTTTTAAAATCCTACCAACCACCATACCAATTATTTCTATATAGTCTTGACTTTCATCTGCTTTTATAGTTTCACTCTCATATACTTTATTACATGAAGAAATGACTATATCACCATTGCTTTTGAAACATAAATTTTTAATCATAGTACCATGTGCTGCGGTTATCACATATTTACCATCCATAAATCCCATATCACTATTAAAATCACAAAAGATAACTATATCTCCAGCATCCACATAAGGTATCATACTGTCACCTATTACCAATATTGAACGTAATTTCTTATGATGATATTTTTTAGATACAGCCATTTTATCAACATACATAACATCGGCTATTTCATCCATTCCGACTAAGTGACCAAGTGACCCAGCACCAATATAGCCACTAAGCATATCAACTTTTAATGTATTAGATACCATGGGTCTTACGCTTGGCATTTTTTCTCTTAATATTGCATCCATTGCTTGTGTAGAGTCATCAAATAAAAACTGCTCAGGTATGCCTAAGATATCTGCCAATGCTATAATTGTTTTAATCTTTGGATTTGCTCCAGACTCCCAACTTTGAACATTCGCGTTACTACTTTTAAATCCATATAATGCAGTAATTCTATATGCCAAATCAGCACGTGTCATATTTAACTTTTGTCTGTATTTTTTTAAATTCTCTCCAAATGTCATACTAATTCCTTTTATAAATTATATTACAAACTTTAATGCTACCATCATTAAAATACAAGTATTTAATTGTATAATCTCTATAATTAATAATATAATTTATAAAATGGATAAATATGCTAAAAGTATCATACATCGCTACCACACTAGAGATAACATTTCAACAAGTGCATAATTACATTAAAAAAAAACAACTTAAGGCAACTAAGTGTGATGGACATTGGCTTATAAAAGAAGAAGATTATAACTTTTTTTTCAATACACATTTTATAAATAGGCACAATAAAAAAGGTGTTAAAATTCCATCAAATGAACAAATACAGATACTTAGAGATTTTATAGCAGATTATGATAATAATAACTTACTTCCAAAATATTTTCAAAAAAAATATAAAAATATTGACTCACTCATACCACCATTAAAAATTTTTTATATAGCAAAAAGAAACACTTTTATACTGAAAGACAAATCAACCATGACAATAGTAGACTTATCTGAAAAATATAATTTATCTATATCACAAATCAACAGAATAATTAAAAAATCAAAAGAGAGGGATAATTGAAAATAAATAAATTGCACAATCAACCACATTCTTAATAAGATTTTTATTATTTAATAACTTCTTAATAAGATTTAGTATATACTTTTTGCAGCATTTAAAAAGGATATTTATGGATCAAGATGATATCTATACAGTTTCAGATGATTTAAGTCTATTTGATGGAATGAAATACAAAAAAGAAAGCATGAGTTTTTCCATACGTGCTGACATCAAAAAAGACTATGACGCTTTTATAAAAGAAAACGATTTAAATCGTTCAAACGTTATACAGAAAGTCATGTTAAATATTTTAGTTAAAGCCGGAGTAAGAAAGAAGGCATAAAAAAAGGCTAGAACATCGAAAGATGAACTAACCTTTGATTAGAAAACTGCTACAAGCTAATTTTCGTGGTTGAAAGTATTGTAGCAGTTTATTAATTAATAATCAATTAATAAAGGTATCAATATGAGTACAGAGCAACCCTCACTAGATGAGATTAAAACATCACTTGACATCGTGACTATTGCAGAGCTATACGGTGAACTTAAAAAAGTAGGTGCAAACTACAGTTATAAAGATGACAAATCTATCATCATAAACCCATCAAAACAAATCTTTAGCAACTTTAACGGAGACATTATGAGCGGTTCAGTTTTAGACCTCATTATGTACATGGAGAAGATAGAGCTAAATGACGCTATTAAGAAGTTAAAAGAACTAGCTGGAGCAGAAACCTATACCATAGACCCAGCCAAACAACTGCAACGTAAAACAGAAGCCTCTAAAAAGAAAGTTGTTGATTTCCAAAAGTTAGGTCTTTTTGCTAAAAACGACCTCACAGCAGGTCAAGCTAAAAAACCCATACCTATCACCATAGAAGGTGATACTATTCTTAATTATCTATCTATAAATGAAGTCTATCATAAACTCTTTGAACGTACACAGTTTACCATGGAGTACCATGACAAAATCAACTACCTATATAACCATATCATAGGTTATGATGAGTATTTTAAATGTGCATCTATCATTATCAGAGACAGTACAGGACGTGTGGTCGATAAGTGTGCATACAGACCAAAAAAGCCCGACAGTTACGATAATTGGGGTGACCCAAAATATATACATAAAAACAGCCATACACGAGGTAATGACTTTTTATATCCCTTTCAAAAAGAAGTAGAAAGTATCTTAGCTAAAGAGGATTACTTTATCGTGGGGGAGGGCATTAAAAACGCTGTAAACGCTCTTATTTATGGAGTGCCTTACATTACTATAGAGAGCACATCAAATAAGGCTAATCATAACCTCATAGAGTATATCAAAGCCTTACTAAACAACCAATACAAAGTCATAGCCATGTTTGATGGGGATAAGGCTGGAGCTATAGGATACAAAGCTCTTAAAAAAGAACTGGGTACAGAGTTAGATAACTTTTTTGACTTTACATCAGATGAAGACTTCACTAGCTATATAGTAGGAGAAAACGCATGAACGCAACTACTGAAAAAATAAACCGTATCAAAAAGAGTGCAAAAGCAACGACTAAACCACTCAAACAGATAAATAAAGAAGAAGTTACAATATCAGTACAAGCTACTGATTTAAACGAAATTTTAAAACTCTCTAAACGTATTAAAAACTTTCAATCCATGTACGAAAAAATAACAGGGGAAAAGCCAAACAATAAAGATGTGTCACTAAGTGTATTTTACGAAAATATTTTAATGGATGATTTAAAGAAATATGATACAGATATAAAAAGCCAAAATGGACTTTATTACATTTGGACGGGTAAATATTGGAAGTCACTTGAAAAAGATACCCTAAAGCGATTTATAAAACAATACATCAAAAAAAGAGGCATGATACTTCATACTAACAGCAATGTAGTAGATGGTGTATTTAAAAATATCTCTATTTCCAAAGGTGGTATAGTTTATAAAGTGAATGAGAATACTCAACTACTAAACCTTAATAATGGTGTACTTTTCATTTCCCCTAAAGAAATAGAATTTAAAACGCATAACAAAAAATACAATCTCAATTATTGTTTAGATTTTAATTATGATCCAAACAGTGAAAATACACTATGGCAGAATTTCCTAGACGATGTGCTGCCAAATAGACAAACACAAAGAACATTTCAACAAGTCATAGCAAATTTACTCATAAAAGGTTTGAAAATAGAAGTTCTACCCTTTTTATATGGTACAGGGGGGAATGGTAAATCAGTAGTATTAGAAGTCCTTACAGGTCTATTTGGACGTGAAAATGTTACGACCTATTCACTCACTAAAATTACCACAGATGAAAAAATAAGAGCTAGAATAGCAGACGGTAAGATTATGAACCTATCCAGTGAAAACAACATGGGTAATGTAAACGCAGAAACGGTAAAAACATATAGCTCTGGTGAGCCTATGGATGCAAGATTAAATTATGGCAACCCTTTTGAGATTTATGACTATGCAAAATTTTTAGGAAACATCAATAAATTATCAGTCATGGACAGTGAACGTACTATGGCAATAATTAGACGTATTATCATTATCCCTTTCATGCGTAACCTCAACGAAGATAGCACTATTAAAGTAGATATAGATTTACACAATAAAATACTACATAACAAAAGTGGTGTATTAAATTGGATATTAATCGGTATTACTGAGGTACTTAAAAATAGAGGTATTTATAAAAGTGACGAAGTCCAAAAAATGCTAAACAGATACACAAAAGATACAAACCCTGTAGCTATGATGATAGAAGAAAACGGCTACATAATTGATACAGATAACAAATCCCCTAAAATTATGTACTTATCGCTTAAAGAGCTTTACCATGATTATATTGACTATGCCCATGAGATAGGTGTAGGAAAATTAAACAGAAACAACTTCAAAACAGACCTACTAGCATACGCTGGAGTAAAAGAGTTTAGTAGCCAAAATAAAATATGCTTTAACCTAATAAAGCCTATCTCTGATACAAGCAACACACCACCTGTATCAGAAGAAGTAGAAGAAGATACCCTATTCAATGGTTAATCCATTGAATAGAGTAAAACCTAACAATATAAGCACTAACCTAACAATCTAACAGTAACCTAACACCAAATCTAACAGTCACCAAATCCCTACTACACCGTACTTATACCTATATTTTTACCTATATTGTTAGATTATTAGGTATACCCCCTAAAACTCTTCTTTTATGTACACCCCAAAAAAGATATGTTTACCCCACCCCCTACCTAAAACCTAACAATTTAATAATATTTTTTCTAACAATCCCTACTACACCGTACTTTATAGCCTTTTTTTGACTGTTAGATTTGGTGTTAGATTACTGTTAGATTGTTAGATTTGGTTTTTTACATCTCAAATCTAACTTTTAAGATAAAGTTGTAAAAGTTTTCTATGTATTGAATTTTTATATAGGAGTAACTTTAGTTTATTTTGCATAAAGTACATTGTAATACTTGAAGCTATCTAGTTATAATAAAAGATTAACTACAAAGGTGTACAATGAATAAAGTAGCTACTGACACATTTTCAATTAATGCAGAGAGTCAAGATGATTTGCTACAAATCCTACTTAAATTAAATAACCATACAGTAGCCACCTACTGTTTAGATATGGGAATAGATGAAGATACTCTATCAGGCAATCAAGAGTGGGCTATAAAATCACTTAGCACCCTATTAAACGCTGAGTTAATCCATTTAGGCTATGTAGCAAAGGATGCAAGGCATGAGGGCGTATTTGGAGAGTATGATGAAGCAGTAGAAGCACTTAAAGAGGCTCAAAGTAATACAGATGACCTCCAGCAACCAATTATTATCAACAAAGAGCATATACTAAGCTCTGTACGCACAATCAAAATATCTATCTTAGTAAATGCTATGAGATTAATTAAAGAGAAGTTTTAACGATGCTGGAGATAACCTCCAGCTGCAGATTAT